GGCAATGTATGTTGCTTTAATCATCTACCTGTACCCCTATACATTCTACTGTCTCATTCTTGTCGTTCACCATAACGGATGCATCACTCAATGCAGTCTTGCAGAATGTTTCATTCTCGTATGTACCTAGATGGTAGTACCTAACTCCTTGCTCTGGTACAACAACGAACCATATCAATATAAATATAACCTTAGTCACGGGACACCTCCTTCAATACATCTTTAGCCTGTTGTTCTGTAAGCCTGAACCACTCACCATTATCAACCTTGTTCCACGGTTTACCAGTCATTCGTGCCGCAATCAAGTGTGCTTTGCGTTCAGCTGCATTGACATCATCAAAGTACTGAGAGTACACAATCCAGTAATCACGAAGGGGTGAGTTGGTTTGATAACTACGCAACCTATCGTTTGCATCAATGGCCCTACCTATCTTGACCCACTCAGGCCAAGCCTTGTTTGTAATTACGTATACATAACCCTCCTGCGCTCCGTCTTCTGTCATATCACGAAAGGCATCTATGTCTTCTTGTGTAATCACTGTATCGCCTCCTCTACTTCCTCAAGTGCTTCGTCAATCTCCACTACTACCTCTGCAAGTTGATTGTGTTTGTCGATCATCTCAAGTAATGCCACATGAATTGCCGCCATGCTCTCTCGTTGCTTGTGCTGATCCCACAGTACAAGACCGATGCATATACTGAAGCCTATCTCTATCAATACTGATATGTCAATCATGATACATACCGTGCAATCTTGTACTCCAAGTCGGTGTGTACAATACCGTGCCAGCCAGACAACTTGTTCTTGACTACGTTGATGTGGCGCTGGTTGTCTTCTTCTTCTTGTCCCTCAACCGTAGGGTTCTTAGAGATCATGATCATTAGGTCTGCCTCTGCAGCCTTACCTGTACGTGACCCTTCCATCATGGCTTGGTTGAGTACAACCTTACCCTCTGCCTCTGCAGATAGCTGAGACATGTAGAATACCGCACAGTCCTGTTGCTTCGCAATCTGACGAGCATGTATGGCGTTAGCCTTGAGTGCTTCATCTGGACGTGAGAACCCTGCAGTACGTGCAAACTTGTCACCCATGTCTAGTATAACTACGTCAGGTTTGTATGACTTGCACACTGACTCAACCCAATTCATGTCACGGCCTGTGGCATCCTTGAACATGATCTTGTCACGTATCTTACCAAAGACGGACATAGCCTGTGCTTTGTTGGTTACGATCTCGTGCTTGTCCATACCAGTTGCGGCGGTAATGTAGCGGTGAGCTACACGGTGATAGCCCTCCTCGTTACACAGTACAACTACCTTAGCACCCTGCCATGCAAAGCCATTGGGGCCAGCGACAAGTGACGCATGAAAGGATGTCTTACCTGTGTTAGGTCTGGCACCTACCTCAATGAGGTGACCAGCATTGATGCCCTCAACCTTACGTGTCAACGTAGGAATGTTGAACGTCCACTGTGACTCAAGATCAGTCATGGCAATGATTGTGTCTAGGTCAATGTCCTCCCACTCAACCTTGAGGTTGGGGGTGAAGTCATCTCCGTATTGCTCAAGCATCTGGCGTAGTGGATCAAGGCTGGACTTGCTACCGTTTACATAGTCGAAGCCAAGGTTGGCAATGTCTTCGCCTACTACCTGTTGGAACAGCTTGGAGAGCACCTCCTGTGCTACGTCACTGCCCATTGGCTGTTCCTTACTCACTTGTACGAACAGGTGGCTGTATGCCTGTCTCTGTGCCGTTGTGAGGGTAGGGTTGTTAGCCATGAACAGAGCCTCAATCTCTGCTGGTGTAACGGTACGCTCATAGCGATCCATTGCTGTGTCTATTGCTTGCTTGATCTTACGGACATCCTTGCTGAACAATCGGTCGGGGCAACGTGCGCCACGGTGATCGTCGTAGAAAGTCTTGTCCATCAGGCTTCGGATAAGGGATAGTTCCATTGGGTTAGTCTCCTAGTGCTGAAAGGTTTGCCATGTCGGTTGGCATTCGGTATTTGATATCGTCTTGTAGCCGTAGCACCTTAACGGTGTCAACATAGCCACGTAATTCCTTAGCAAATTGCAGTGTCTTGGGTAGTGCGTCGGGGTCTAGTGCAATTATTGCCGTTGAAAACTGCGATAAGTACTCCTTGTGTCCATTAGACAACGATGTACCCAACACTGCTACCCCAACATATACACCACCATCACCTATAACGGCAGCACTTATGCAGTCTTCAACGACTACTGCAGTTCTACCACGTCCAGAACTGTATGGCAATACACTTTTTCCATACCGTTTCCACTTGGGTATGCGATTACCCAATGATCTGCCCGTAGCATCTACAGTAACTCCATCATGTACAACAGGGAACACCACACGATGTTCCTTCACATCGTACATAAGCCCTAGCTGTTGTGCGTCAAGCTCCCATTGGTCACAGAAGCCTGACAGTTTTGTGTAGTCTCTCACGAACCACTCCGGTCTTGAGAAAGTTGCAACGTGTGTCTCTTCGGCAACAAAGCCTAGCGACTTACGAATGTCTTCGGCAGTCAGTGTTGTACGTGTACCACCAGAGACAGAGCAACTTGCCTTGTAACAATTCCACACAATAGAACCCATGTTATTCGTAACGGTGAACGTGTTCTTAGTATTACATGATGGACATGTCATGCGACGTGTCTCACCATTTACTAATGATAGATCACTTATGATGTTATTTATATTCATAGGTACTATTCTCTTTCTGTGTTACTCGCTACCACTCGATTGTACACATACATTTCTTTGTGTCAATGCACTATTTGCAGAGTGGTACGTATTTTTTAAATAGGGTTTCACAGATGACACATGTGCATGACCCGTCACTGACATGACTTGGGGTAGTGGAACACCTGCATCCACCATCTGTGTTACACCTGTCCTACGTAAGTCCATCATGCGTAATTCCTCTGGCAGTCCAGCAAGTCTCATTACCCTACGGCCTACCTTAGACAGACGCTCCATTGCATACGGAGTATACTCACCGTTTACAGGTCGAGGATGTGGCGCTACGTACACTTGAAAACCAAAGTCATTGCGCTGGTCATTGAGCATAGTGCACAGTTCATCCGATATAGGAAGTGTAACGTCAGCCCTACGCTTACTCTGTTCAAGGTTAAGTACTTGTTTAGACAAGCTAATGTTCTCCCACTTGAGGTTACGCATGTCACCTAGTCGCTGACACCACTCGTATGCCATCTGCACAATGAGACCAAGGTTACGATACTCGTAGTCACTGTACGCTACATCAAGGAACTTGATAACATCGGCATGTGTCCACACTACCTTGCGTTGTGGTGTAGACTTACGCTTGATGTTAGCCCAAGGGTTCTGTGTAGTGTGTCCCATCTGTATGGCGTAGTTGTATACCCTACTGGCACAGGTTGCAGCATGGTTAGCAAAACTAATGCCACGCTTCACCCACTCCTCGTATGCAGCCTTGGCAATCTTGGGTGTCACTAGTGCATACTTACGTGTACCCAATGTCTGATGCAACACCGTCAAGAAGTATCTGTAATCCACCTTAGTGTTGGGGCGTAACATATTGTAATCATTGGATTGATAGTAGAAGTTTATCAAGTCCGTCACCTTACTGTTGGGCTTTACTTGTATAACAAGAGACTGCTCATGCCTCCACGAATCAATGGCTGCGTTGTGTTCCTTCACAATCTTGCGCACCTCTTTGATGTCACTGCGATACTCTTCACGTTTCACTACACCTTCATCCACAAGGGACTGTGGTGGGTTGAAGCGGTATGAGATCACCCCAGAGGGTGACACTCGTTCTTGTACGTAACGTGGTAGCTTGGGCATTGACTATGCGGCCTCCAGCATACGGAACCTATCGTCACTGATCCACTTGCTTACCTCTTGCTCACGTGACCACATGCTGATTGCCTGTGTGTCGTTGCCAGTGTTCTTGAGGTTGAACCCGTTGCGTTCATCTGCATAGGTGGCGTAGTTAGTCATAGCACTATACAGTGCGAACTTGTTGTGACCACGTGTCGATGCCTCTTGCATGTACAAGCTGTACATCTTCTCGGACTTGCGCTTAGACCCAAGCATGTCATCAAGCAAAGAGCTTACGTCTACATACTTGAGGTCAGTGTGCGCCCACACCTGCATCTGTTGTGCCTGTGTGTAGAAGTCAGTACGAGCACGGTTAAGCTCATAGATGAAGCTCTCCATAGAGAAGTTAGATGTGTTCTTCTTACGCACCTTGTCGTGATCTCCTGTGATCATGCCATTGGTACAGAAGTAATCAATTGCACCAAAGTATACTTGGTTGCTGCACGAACCATCAATGCCGTGAAGGCTGATGATACGATTGCCGATCTCTGTCTCGAATTTATCTGTACTGATGTCCATCGTTACATTAGGCAAGGTGATGTCAAGCATAGCCCATGCACCATTACGTGCAGTGCGGAAGCTGTACTTGGCATCCTCCAAGTCATGCCCAGATAGTGTCTCCGTAGCTGTCTCAACTACACCACGAAAGAAGTCACCATGTGAGGCACATTGGAAGGATTTCCCAACGATACCAAGCGGTTGACCTGTAGTCTGATTAATGACGTACTTCTTATCGGGCATACGTGTGTCCTCAAAAGCTACATCAAAGTCTAAATATTCTGGAATATCAAAAGGCATTTCACTCTCCTGTGATTGGTTAGATGGCAACTGTGCCATAGTTGTATAGTCCCTGTCCACCCCTATACTAGTAACGATAAGCTATCTATAGAATAGGTGTGATCCATATGTCACAGTCTTGGATAGGGATGCACTCCAGTACGGGTTAACGTACCTTGCATGGTAGTGTGTAGCACCATTCGTAACGTCTGGAACTACACCTGTGAGAACTTGGTTGGCAACCATCACGGACTTTGCCCATGCCAGTATCTCTTTGGGTTCATCGGGCTTACCGTCACAGTACCATGTGAACTGGCACTTGAACCTGCCCTTCTCGTACCCCTGATGTACTACGGAACACACATCGTCAGGCCACCTACCACTTGCAACTCTGTTGAGTACAACATGAGCCACAGCGGCTTGACCCTGCAATGGTTCACTTCGTGCTTCGTGATATACATTGAGGGCCAAGCACATTAACGCTGCGCTAATCATTGGAGCACCATAGGTGCATCATGGATGTATCCATAGTTTGTGTACTCAGCGTGTACGTATTCGGCACAGTCAATAAACTCAATCTTTGTGCCGGGATGATCGTGGATAGCCATATGAATTGCAAATTCAACTGCACTATTCCAGCTATTTACAGCGGGATAGGTAGTGTCTAGCTTGACCACGGATGCTATGCCGTCGATCTCAAGCGTTACATCGTATGCCATAGTAACCATAGTTAGTCCTCTCCTCTTAGGCTAGGGAAGGCACTGCGTAGTTTGTACCCTACGGTACGCACCTTCTGCATTGTACTGTGGTAACAGTCACCCTCCAAGTCTCGCATCTCATCATCGAAGTCAATTAAGGTGGATACCACAAAGCGCACGACATTCTGTTGCTCTGACGTTAGGTTGTCGAATGCTTCACGCATGGGACGTTCCCTTTCGGCACGTTCCGCTTTGTATGCATCTATACGGGCTTGTTCTTCTTTATCTGGAATATATGGCATGGTTGTATCTCCTAACCTGCAAAGTGTGATAGTTTACGAGGCTTCATACCGTTACCAAACAGGTACACGGTACGCTTGCCAAAGTGGTACGCTACGGATGTAGCCATACGCTGTCGTTTAAACCAACCCCGTGAGATTGATTTACGTTTACGCATCAAACCTTTCTTGCCGAACAGGTTGAAACGAAAGCCTTGTGATCCATCGTCCAATGGTTTTGTTGCTACAATTACAAACATTTATGCTACTCCTTCTAGCTTTGCATCTACTTCTTTGAGCCATGTAATGAGGTGCTTACGCTGACGCATCAGCTTACCACGCTCCATGTTACGCTTGTTCTTCAACAGCTTGAGTGACTGCAAGATTTGTACACGGTACACTACACGATTGAAGTACTCGTTTGTTTCATCTGCAATCTGTTGGATTGATTTGGTGTCCCAATTTTCCACGATGTAATCGTCCAGAGATGAATAGTTGTATGTGTACTTACGTGCTTTCTGCATGTGGAATGTATGTTGTACATACAACTCTGGGTTAGTTGCTTTAACTACTGGGCGGTTGGTTTGTGTTGGGTTTGTCATGTGATAGCTCCTTAAGCTGCTGTAAGATCAAGTGTTAGGTCAAGGCTATGCCAGCCTATCGGCATACATATATGGGCATAGCCATTTGTCAAGTCCATAAGTATATCTCCTACGGACAGACTGGGACGGTTACGAATGTTAGCTGTCGTAATACTACCATCCCCATACCCATTGCCTTCATCAAAGATGGCCTCAAATGGGGTACGTTCTCGTGTTTCTGTGTCGTGCATAATCATGGTAGGTTCGTACATGTTGTGAAACAAACCGTCATGAACTGCGACCTCTACGTTTTCTCGTGTTGGCATACCCAATGCAAAGTATGCTACAGCGTACACTGAATTGGGCATACTATTGATGCGGTCACTGTCTACGTTTGTACGTTGGTAAATCATGTATACTGACATAGCTATGCTATCCTTTTGCTTTTGTAATCCGTTACGCCTCGTTGCATCTGCACTTTTTTCTTTCGTGCCATGTCACGATCACGTTTCCAATCGTCATTGTATTTGGACTGTCCAACATTGGACGGTTTTCGTTTAGTCGTTTTGATGAAATTTTTCATCTCGTATTGCATCGTGCTTCTCCTGTTTGCGGTTACGTTTAGCTTTGCTACCTTTCTTAGGTGGCACTACCTGTGGGGCTTTGCGCTCTTGCAGCATAGCCTTTGCCACAGGATTTACAATCCCCACAGATACTTTTTTAACCATGTTCAAATCCATATGTTATACATTCAACGTGGAACCTAGACACTACGTCACCAGTATCCAAGGCACGGTTGGCACGATTGCCAGCTACATGATGGCACCAGCTGTCCCACCAATACTCTGCCGTAGACACATGGTCAGGTGCTGCAGTCTTCTGACGTAAGTCATGGCACAACTGCACATACTCTGCAATCTTACGGCGTATGGTACTTTCCTTAGCTTTGAGGTTTAGTTTTACGGCACCGTCAGGTATACCAAATCTCTTGAGATTGTGGCTGTCCAGACAGGCAGTGTTGAACCCTAAACATTGGGCAAAGAATGCAGCCTTGACCATACCCAAGTTAGGTACATCGGCAAACAATCGTATGATCTCCTGACATCCCATAGGTGTGTCGTAACCATAGGTGTCGGCAATGTGATATACCTTACCGTATAGGTAATCGGCATTGTCTACTAGGTACTGATACCCATCGGCTTTCTTGCCCCATAGGCAGTCAGCTTGATAGCAGTCACGTTCAACCTTGACCATGCTACCACGGACGGTGGACAGGCCAGCTTGTATCGTAAGCAGTACGAACAGGCCAGTGTTTACAAGAGCATCTGGGCCACGCCATCTGACAAAGCCTTTGATCTCATTTACATCACGTTGATACATTGTATGTATCCTTTCTAAAGTGTCCAACATTGGACGGTTTCAATTAGGCAAACACCGAATCCCATTCGTCAGGTGTGATACCTGTCATCAAGAACTCACGTTCTTCGGCAGA